AATAGATTTAAATGGTAGGGAAGATGATGCAAGATTAGATTATGAGATTGTAGCATGGAGCGAAAGCATGGCTACTTATTCAATTAATCATGGTAGCATAGGTACATTTATACCGAGAGAGGGAAAAATAAAAGCCGATAGGGAAAAATGGAGTTATGAACATGGAGTTCCAAATTCAGTATGGAGGGAATTGGATAAAATATTATCAAACATTTTTGTTACCGATACAGGGCGAAAAATGAAAGTTCAGATTACAGGTTTGGATAGTGGATATTTAACACAACACGTTTACAACTATATCGACAATTCAAATTTAGCTGTAGTTGGTATCAAAGGTAAGGATTTTGATAAATATATTCCAATAGGTAAAGATGTTAAATCATACCATCAAGCTAAAGAAAAATCTAATTTATATTTGGCTGAGGTAAATATTGTAAAATCGGAATTAGAAAGGCTTTTATCGTTAAAGTATGATAGCCGATACCATGAAACTCAGCCTAGTGGATTTTGTAATTTTCCAATTCCAAGCGGTGGAAAATACTTATATCAAAACTATTTTTCGCATTTTGAAGCAGAACATAAAATAGTTGATGCTGAACAAAGATTTAAATGGCAGAAAAAATCCGATGTTGCACAAAACCACTTATTTGACTGTAGAATTTATAACATGGTTGTTAAAGATATTTTTGTGGATGAAATCGGTAAAGCATTTAAGGTAAAAAATATAAGTTGGGGCGAATTTGTATCGATTATTGTTAGTCAAATAAAAACATAAAATAAACACATATTTAAGAATTTAACACCTAAAAAATTTATTTTTGGCTTAAAATATTTCTAAAATGAGCGATGCAGTTACATTAGATAGAATTTCCAAAATAGTAGGTTACAAGCTTACAAAAGGAGATTTTAGGGTATCAAGCCCCAATTTACCACAACGAATAGCAATTTTAGCCGAAGCTAATACTGCAAATCAAACCCAAGCTTTAGCAGATGAAGCAGGAAGAGAATTAACCACAAGCCAACAAGCAGGGGAATTATATGGTTACGGTTCTCCAATGCACCAAATTATGCGTATTTTACGCCCTATTAATGGTGGTGGTTTACAAATTCCTATTATAGCTTACCCACAAGAGGAAGCAGATAGTGCAACAGCTAAAACCATTACAATAACTCCAAGCGGTACAGCTACTCAATCAGGAACACATCAAATTGTTATTAATGGTAGAAATGGAGTTGATGGTGGTAGCTACGAATTAAACATCGTATCAGGCGAAACAGCAGCGCAAATAGCGGTTAAAATTGAGGATATTGTAAACAATGTTTTAGGTGCACCAGTTACAGCAAGTGAAGATACGGGAGTTGTAACCTTAACAGCTAAATGGGCAGGTTTAACATCAAACTTAATTAACGTTTCTATTAATACAGGCGAAGTTAGTTTAGGAATTACTTATGCTATTGCAAACGGAACAGCAGGAGCAGGAACTCCAAGTGTAGTACCTGCATTAAGCGCGTTTAACGAAAATTGGAATACAATTGTAATTAACTCTTATGGATTTGTTTCTGCAACTTTAAACGAATTAGAAGCTTACAACGGTAAAGCTGACAATACTAATCCAACAGGAAGATGGCAAGGCGAAATTTTTAAACCATTTATTGCAATTTCGGGTACTGTTTTATCAGATGAAACAGCATTAAAATCTTTAACATCTGGCAGAAAAAATGAAATGACTATTGCATCAGCAGTAGCACCAAATTCAAAAGGTTTACCACTTGAAGCGGCTGCAAATGTTGCATTTTTGTTTGCTCAAAAAGCGCAAAACACTCCGCATTTAGATATTCAATCAGATATTTATCCTGATATGCCAACTCCAGAAATAATTGGAGACTTATCGGATAAAGATGTGAGGGATAGAGTTGTAAAATCAGGATGTTCAACAGTTGAATTATCAGGAGGTAAATATAAAGTTGTTGACTTTGTTACAACTTACCATCCAGTTGGAGAAATTCCGCCACAATTCAGGTACCCAAGAAATATTAATATTGATTGGAATATCCGATATGGTTATTTGTTGAAAGAAGCTACAAATGTAATGGATCATGTAATCGCAAATGATACGGATATAGTTACTGCAAGTAAAGTTGTAAAACCTAAGCAATGGGTACAAATTTTACAAAATTACGCAGAAGATTTATCACGTAGGGCTTTAATTACAGATGTTGCATTTATGCAAAATTCGATAACAGTTGGTATATCTAGTGTTAATCCTGATAGATTGGAAACTTTTTTCCGATACAAAAGAACAGGAACAGCAAGAATTTCATCAACAACAGCAGAAGCAGGATTTAATTTTGGTACAAATAATTAATAAATAAAGATATGGCAATCGGAGGATTTTTAACCGAAGTAACAGCAAACCACCCTACACTAGGGGGGTTTACTTTTTACCCAATGGCAAATGAAGATGTTTCATTTGATCCAATTACTATCATGACTGAAGATGACGAAGAAAGCGTTGATGGTTCGGGTAATCCAGTAAGAAAAATGAAACGTAAATTACCAAAAATTGAATTTACATTGGCTAATGATGTTAACAATCGTGAAGACTGGAACGCAATTAAACAGTTAATGGAAAATCCAGTTGAATCTGATTGGACTTTTTCACATTCAAACGGTAGTGTTTTCGGTGGAAATGGTAAGCCAGTAGGTAATTTAGAGGGTAATTTAACCGCGGCAACTTTTCCTGTAATTATATCATGCCGAGATATTAAAAAAATTGCAGGGTAATTTATAAAATAAAAGCTTTAAAATCATGGAAAATTTAGTAAATGAAGAAGTATCACAACAAGAGATAACCAAATGGTTAGATTTTAAACGTGTAAAACCATCAAGTAGGGAAAATTACAAAGGTGCAATTGATGAATTAGCAAATGCGATTGCCGAGGGTTATTTATCATTGGATGAAAATTTTAATTTAACATTAAAATTAATTTTTCCAATTACAAACGAAATTTCAACAACGGAATTAGTTTTTAAACCTAGGGTAAAAATTGGAGAAATCCAAAAAGCAATGCAAGGCACTAAATCGGATGATGCGCAAGGTATGATTTTGGCAATCGTTTCATGCTTAACCAACAAACCAAAACAATTAATTAAAGAGTTGGATGTTGAAGATTATGGAATTTGCCAAAATATAGCCCTTTTTTTCATTCCGAAGTAGGCAATTATGATGCAGCAATTCATTCTGTTATAGGCACATATAATTGGACGCCAAAAACTATAGATAGTCTGTATTGTGATGATACAGACTATTTTGGTATATGGTACTATTATTTTGAAATAAAAAGGCAGCAAGAAGAATTAAAAAAAGATACTAAAAAATAATGAGCCAACTTACAGTTAATACAGTATTTGCAGCAGTTGATAAGTTTACAAAGCCAGTAAAGGCAATGGAGCAATCAACTATGAGTTTTGCTCAAAAAGCAACTACCGCTACTGCTATGGCTGAAAGGGGTTTTAGGAAGTTGACAAGTCCTCTACAAAAATTAAATTCAATGTTAGGGGGCTTTGGTTTAGCTTTGGGGGGCGCATTAATTATAGGGAATATTACCACATCATTAAAAGATTATGAAAATGCTATTGCATCCGCAATGGCAATTACTGGTAAAATGACTAAAGAGGAATTTAAACCATACCAAAAAGAAATTGAATTAACTGCAAAAATCACAAGAAAATCAACAACAGATATTGCAAAAGCTTTTGAGATTATAGGTAGTGCTAAACCAGAATTATTAGCAAACGCAGAAGCATTAGGATTAACCACTAAAGCAGCAATTACACTATCTAAAGCATCTGGAGACGATTTACAATCAAGCGCACTATCTTTAACTGGAGTAATGAACCAGTTTTCTTTAGGGGCTGAAAACGCCGAAAGAGTAATGAACGTGTTAGCAGCAGGTTCAGTTGCAGGTTCGGCAAATATTACAAATGTAGCAGAGTCAATGAAAAACTTTGGTTCAGTTGCAGCATCAGCAAATTTAAGTGTAGAGGAAAGTGTTGCATTAGTTGAGGTATTGGGTAAGTTTGGATTATTTGGAGCGGAAGCAGGTACAAAATTAAGAGGTTCAATTTTACAATTACAAAAAGCTAATTTAGGTTATGCAAGTGGGCAATTTAACACAAACGACGCATTAAATGAAGCACAAAAACAAATGAATAAATTATCTACAGCAGCCCAAAAAGATGCTTATTTAATTAAATTATTTGGTGCTGAAAATGTATCTAGTGGTAAAATATTATTAAACAATATCGGTTTATTTAACGAATACACTAAAGCAGTTACAGGAACTAATACAGCAGTTGAACAGGCAAACGTTAAAAGCAATACTTTTAGTGTTAGATTAGAGGAATTACAAAGCAAATGGATTACTTTAATTACTACTAATAATGAAGCTAATCAAGGTATTGGATTAGTTACAAGCGCAATAGTTTTTTTAACTGATAATTTAGAAACCATTATTGCAACAACATTAGTTTTTTTAGGAGTTTTAGCAGCTTATAAAGTAGCTTTAATTGGAGTGGAAATAGCTTTATTCGCCGTTAAAACCGCTACTTTTACTTATAATGTAGTTTTAGGAATATCAAATGCATTGCAAGGTAAATCGGCTTTACATCTTGTTGGTAATACTGTAGCTTACAAAGCGTATAGAGCAACAATATTATTAACCACCGCAGCAACAAGTGCATGGAATGCAGTTATTAAATCTTTAATTTTTGTAACTAAATTATGGACTACTGCTCAATACGCTATAAATGTAGCATTAACAGCGAATCCAATCGGAGCAATAATAATGCTAGTAGTAGCATTAATTGCTGCAATCATATC